CTGTGTAACTATTTCATCGTTTGCAGTATTTACAAAAGCTCCTATATCAGAATTATATTTTATATCCATTATCTTTTATTCCTGAACATTGAAGCGAGGCCGCCGTTTTTAAAATCATAACCAAAGTCAGATGCATACCCACCACCAACACCCATACCAGCTTTTTCTGCATATGCTCCGGAACTCGGACGATCAAATCCACTAGTATCTTTACCTTCTCTAATAGCTTTATCTAATTTAGAGTCTACAGCAGTATCCCTATCTCTTCTTGCTTGTTCAAATGCAGCTTGTTTTATAGCTTCTTGTTTTTGTCTTTCTGCTTCAGCAGCTTTGATTTGTGCATCTAATCTATTTTTAGCAGCTAGTTGATCTTTTCTAAAATTAAATTTAGTTCTCATCATATTCGTCATTTTATTTGCAAGGGCTGCATTTTTTCCTTTAAACATTCCTGTCTCTTCATCAAACTCTACACCATATTTTTCTGCTAATCTTCCTGTTAAACTTTCTCTTAAACTAGCAAAATCCTCTCCAACTGCCTCTGCATAATTACCAAAACCAGATCTAACATTTAAACCAAATGGATCTTGATTACCTAAATTTTCTCCAAACACAGTAGGACCTGTATAACCTGACATTGCTTGAGTAAATACTTGATCACCTAAAGACATATCAAAATATTTATCTGGTAATGCCCTACCAATAATATTTCCGACTGTAGGAATGCCTGCTAGTTTTCTTTGATCTACTTTACCAGTTCTTATCATCTCACCAATGTCTGCTTGTCCACCGCCAGTAAATTTATTAAAAAATTCTGTAGCTTTATTTGGATTAGTTAATCTGTTTTGTCTTTCTTGTGTTTGTGTTTTAAAATCAGAAACTAATGAACTAGGTGCTCCCATAGAAGTAGAGCCTCTGTCATTATTTAATTGTGCACCTATGATACCTTCACTTGGCTCTGGTGCGACTGGGACTGGAGTAGGTATACTTGGACCTTGTCCTAAAGTTCCTGCATCATAACCTTGAGCTGTGATTGCGTCTGCTATCTCTTGATCAGAGAAACCGTAAGCATTCATAGAATTATAAATGGCTAAAGCTTGAGGATCTGTTATTCCTCCAACGTTGAAACCGACTCGACCGCCTTCTTTAAGACCATAAGCTTTCACATTTCCTCCAGATCCAACACGACTAGAAGTTCTAGCTACATTTTGAGCTGTAGTTGTAGGTTGATAGCCTCCTCCACGTTCTGCTGCTGTTTGTAGTTGTTGTGTTATTTGTTTTTTTCTAGCAGCCTCTGCCTCTTTTCTAGCAGCCTCTGCCTCTGCTTTTCTAATTTGTTCTTGCATCGCTGCTTTTTTTTGGTTTTCTAATTGTTGCATATAATTATCCATACCAAATTTTCTGTAAGCTTGAATCATTTCCATTTTTTTAAGAGGAGATGTACCAAAAGGTATTTGATCCGCTGCAAAAATATTAGCTTCATAATCTTCAATAGGTTGTGCTAAAATTTCAGATAATTTTAAATTAAATAATTCTGGACTTTGTGTCCCTACTCTTTCTTTATCTTTATAATATTGTTTAAGAGAAGAAATTGCATCTTTACCTTCTTCAAAAACTGTTGCGCCTTTAGCAGCTAAAGATCCTATAGTATCTAAAATTCCACTTTGTTTATCTATTCCTAAATTACTTCCTAAATAATCTATGATTGAATCTTTAAAAGCTGATGTTCCTAAAGTATGTCTATAGTCAGAAGATAATCCTTGTTTTTTATATTTGTCTGCAATTACATTTGATGAAGGATCCATTCTATTAATACCACTTAATGTTCTTATAGCCATCGGCATTTCTGACACCTTCATTATACTTTCTGGATTAGTTAATCCAGTTTTGTTTGCAACATTTCCTATTCTAAAAGCCTCATTAGTGGCGTCTGTATAAGTTTTACCAATTCTACTTGGAACAGTTGTTGTGTTTAAACCAATTGGTGCTGTAAAAGTTTCTACTTCTTCAGTGAACAAGGGTTCATAACCACCTTGATTAAAATTTTTTCTTGGTTTCTTTTCTTCGAATAAAACTTCAATGCCTATCGCACCGCCGTCCGCTCTTCGTTTTCTAAAAAATTTTGTGTAATCAAAAGGAGCCTTTTTTTGTTCAACACCACCTTCGTCATAACGTTTATCAATTTCGTATTCGATATCCTGTTTCTCTTTACCAGGACCTGACAGACCGATTTTTTCTGAGGTCGCTATACTAAGTTCACGATCTCTTCTCTTGCCTGCCTGTTTCATCAGTTCTGCTTTCTCCTCTTTTGATAGATCCTGCGCCTCCTCATCTGTCATGTCCTCTAGATCTTCCAGAGATATCTTATCCTCTTTGCTCATGAAGATCTGACCGATACCAACGTTTGGAATAATCGTTGATAGGATCTTCATCGACTCTTCTGGATTCTCCTGAATGTATTCGTTTACTTTTTCTGATAGTGCAGCTATACCTAACATACCAGTTAATCCTGCCAAAGCAGGAACAGCTTGTGAAAATGGGATGACTAAAGGTGCTGCTAATATCATAACTAATAATATGTTCTCTCAACTCGAGGAAGTGAATCCTCTTTTAAATCTTCTGGATGCGCCACGAACCCTCCTTGTCTAAAACGCATTATCGCCTGTGTTGTACTGTCCACCAAGTCGTCGTGATCTCCATACGGAAATGATGCACATTCTTCAATAACCTCTTCCGCGAATTTCTCATCCGGCGCCCAGACAACACCCGACTCGAAGAGCGGTGCCACAGCGTTTACCCGAGCATGTTTATCCTGTCCCTTGCTCGGTGTGTAGTTTATAACAGGAATACCCATCTTTCTCAACTCATAAGTTAATGGTAATCCAGAGGCCTTACCCTCGATGATCACGGTCTCGGGATTCCAATATCTATACTGCTCCCACGCCTCTTTCTTCAATTCTGGAAACTCCAGTCTCTCCTTGAAGGCATCTAGTAATATCAGATTGGCTGGACTATCCTGATCGGGATAGAACACACCCCATGTGGTAATGGCAGAATAATCGGCAGATTCTTTTTTCAAAAAAGCTGTATCATAGGATTGTATGACATGCTCCAATGGTGGTATGAAATCCTTGTCCCACACGTTCCACCATTCACGTTTGATGAGTGATCCCTCCTCTGCTGTCGGGTTCTGCATCCACTGCGCGTTCCACTTGCCAGCGCTTAATGATGCCTTGACAGATTCCAGCTCATCCAGTTTCCAGTATTGTGGCCAGACAGGTTTGCCCGATGGCATGATCGCTGGAAACTCGATCACCTCCCACTGGTCCGATTTTAATTCCTTCTGTGATTTTAATAACATGCCGGTCAGATCCTTCATGTTCCAACGTGTCATGACGACGACGATCGATCCACCAGGTTGTAAACGCTGACGTGGTCCTGATGTATACCAGTCGTATGCACGTTCCAGTGCCTGAACATTCAGCGCGTCCTGTTCTGAGTGTGGATCATCAATAATCAATAAGTCCGCTCCACGACCCGTTATCGCCGATCCCACACCCGCTGCATAGTACTCACCTCCTTGCTCGGTTTCCCATTTACCCGCGGCCTGTGAGTCCTCTCTGAGTCGTGTCTTGAATATCTGTTGGTACTCAGGGGAATCAATTAACGTCTTGGCTTTTCGTCCAAAGCGGATCGCGAGTTCTGTTGTGTGGGTCGTCTGTATGATTTTAAGATCAGGTTTTCGCCCTACCATCCAAGAGGGAAGTAGGTAGGACGCAAACTCTGATTTAGTATGCCTTGGCGGCATATTAATAATTAATCTCTTGATCTCGCCAGATGCAAGTTTATTAAACTTATCTGCGATCTCTTTGTGATGTTTACCCTCGATAAACTCGGGCCACACGTGGCGGACAAAAGATAGGAAGTCGTTGTTGACTTTTCCCTGTTTCTTTTTTTCAGATAACTTGATCGCGTATTTGAGAAATTCTTTTCGAGCGTCGGGTGGAAGTTTATTTATAATCTCCTGTTTCATAAAAATTTTTGCAGAATTTTTTTCATTTCTGTTTTGTACCAGTTTTTGTTTTTTTAGGGGTACCCCCTCTATCATATTGCCATTTTCTAATTTAAGCAAGTCTATGTCTAAATGTTACACTATATAGCTATGTCTGTAGTCTGCGCGCAAAAAGGGGGTGTGGGGGTCTGTTTGTTTTTGTATTTTGGATCTGTGTTGGGACCCCTCTGCTTAGGGTGGGTGGGCCCATAGTTCACGAGCCTACATATAGTGTGTCATTTTTTTCTTGACACAAGATATAGTTATGCAATTTCGGAATGTAGTAAAAATGCAACACTGACCATTATGGGTTTTTATGGGAATTATTTCTTTACCTTTGTAAGGGTTAGTGATAAGGTCTAGTTAATGTTAAACAATAAAGAAAGAAGAAATAATATGAAACCACAAACAAAAAAAGTTCTTAAGGTTTTATTAAAAAAAGCTAAAGGACTTAACAGACTAGATAAGATCGAAGAGATGGATCGTGGATTGACCGCTTTAGGTTTGGTAGTCTGTAGACAAAAGAGAGACAATGGAATTAGTTTCTGTTCTTATGAGACAATTGATTTTATTAATGATCTTTTGAAAAAAGCAAAACGATCTAGATTAAATCCTAGAGTAGTTTTTAAACAATTGGAGTTTAACTACTAATGAATTTAATCGTATCTAAAAAGAATGTTTATGGGGTGGAGCGAGTCTACCCCGTTTGCAATAAGGCGAAACTATTCGCCACGATCTCTGGAAATAAAACCCTACTTCCAGAAGTTATCGAACTAATAAAAAAGCTAGGGTATAATCTAACAACGGAAAGTGAGAAGATATGAAAACACCAACGTTTGAAAAGTTTCTGGGTGATAAAAAAGTATTTCATCCAGAGTTAAAAAGTCAGTATCAATATTTGTGGAGCAGATACCAAGACAAGATGAAATCTTGTTTTAGTAAAAAATTCTGTTCTGTATTTGATGCAACGACTGAAACAGAGCCGAGCCAAGTTGGGTGGTCAAATAAATTTATTTGCCCATTCACTAAAAAAGCAATGAAGATAGTTATTCCAATAGTTGGAGATAATTATTGGACACCAGTGGAGGAAGACTAGATATGAAAAAACCAAAAGTAAACTACTTCGAGATCAAACGAAGAATGGTTGAACTAGTCTACATCTTAAGATGTAGACCAGAAGACAACGCAGCACGGAACGAGTTAAGGATATTAAAAAACGAATGTCCGATGGCTTGGTTGGAGGTGCAATAATGCACGAAAAGGACAGAGGCTATAACGGTTGGTCTAACTACGAAACTTGGAACTTTAAGTTGTGGTTAGACAATGACGAAGAGTCCTACAACAGGACTCAACGTCTTGTTAAGGATTGTGGGAAGGACGTTGGGACGTTGGCTCATAATTTAAGATACCTAGCCACAGAAGAAGCACCAGAGATACAGGCTAGTTTTTACAGCGATGTAATGATGGCATCAGTCCGAGAGGTTAACTACTACGAAGTAGCACAAAGCCTACTTGAAGAATAACAACCAACCCCGAGCCGAGTTCATCGGCTCGGGGATTTTCTTTTTTTAATCTCAAAAATAAAATAGGGGAAGGGTGGAAGGGTGGGCCCGCGGGTCACAAGCTCTTATTTTTTTTTATTTTTTTAGGGTGGGTGGGCCCGAAGGGCACAAGCACAGGTTGTGTGCGTCAATATGTCTGGGAATATGTGGGAATAATACTTGACACACTATATGTAGTATATGCAGAAATTACATACAACCTACGGGCGACCGGTCGCGCAACGTGGCGCGCGATTAGTTCTTAACGCCTATTAATTTATTTTGAATCAATAACCAATCGTTGACCGCTAAGGGCTTGACCTCTCTATGATCTAATAGTAGACCCTCAATAGATTTACTTTCATAAAGTTTTATTGATGAGGGAAGGCGGGGCGGGGCGTGTTGTAATAACAGAAAATTCCGTTTTGATTTTTGAGTATGGAATAAGATTTGATGAGGGCTAAAACGTACTTTTTTTGTAGTTGTATATTTTAACTCAACCATAAAAAACCCGCATAAATCATTATAACATAGTACATCTGGCACGCCAAAATTGACGGCTGTTTCAATTCTCGTATGCTGTATTAAAGGGGTATTTTTTTTAAATTTTTGGTATAATTTTTTTTCGGGTTTCACCGTACAATTGTATATACGGTAAAACCCTATTTTGTCAAATTATGCGACTTCTTCTGTTAATAATAGCGGGCTTTCATACCTCACTATTGTATAAGTCTCATTTTTATCATCATTAATTAATTGATAGCCCTTAAGTTTATCATTAATAACGTCAATATCTTTACTTGACGCGACTATATCATAAGAATTATCAATATTAGAATAATGACGCTCTTTTAATATTAAATACATCATATTATTGAGTTCCATTAGTTAATTTGAGAGTGTTAGGGTTTAAAGCAAATGACAACATACTCTCACTTGATGCCAGCGCATTATTTAAATCAACCGCTTTAGCTTTCAAATTAGGATAGCTTAAAGTCAATAAAATATTATCTACTCTATTGTCTATGGCGTCTAATTCTTGACCCTCTTTAGTTGACTTTCTTAATTTTTTGACAATTTCATCTCTACAAATTCTTTGTAGTTTGTGGTCAAAATCATCAAAATCATCACTATGTCCAAAATATTCATCAAAGCCGTTAATTTTGGCTTGACGCTCACATATAGCCGTTAATTTTTTGGCTATTGAACGTTGATTATCTTGTAATAGTTGTCTTTTATTCTCAATTGAACGCTCAAAGTTTTTTAATTCGGCTGTTGCTTTTTTTAGCAATTCCAATTCTTTTTTAACTTTGATTGCTTTTAAGAATTGCGGATAGTCTTTTTTCATAAGGCCGTCCGCTTTATTGTCAAGTGATCTTGACAATTCCCGCTTTTTTTCAGCGGTTTTTTCTTTGATGATTTTTTCGTAGGTTTTTCTTTTACCGTCCGAAAATGTCACCATTTTATAGTCATCACTCATTTTAACCTCACTTTGTTATTTTTATTTTTAAGTATTGACATATAAGCCGTATATCATTATATGGGAAAATATGTCAATACAAAAAAAAATAGAAATAAAACTATCAAATAATCAGGCTAAAAAATTAGGTATTAAAAAAGATAAAAAATACCTTAAATTTGAAACTGAATTAAATAAACTCGCAAATGAATTTATACAAAGTGATGAATATTTAACAACCTATGGTTTTAAACCAAAAAAACCCAAAAAAGACAATTCAAAAAGAGGGGATATATTTTTAAATTGTAGGTGCTGCGGGGTCTTAATACGTCCTGATTGGTACAGCCGTATAGATCAACGTTATTGTCAAGATTGTTTATAATTATGAAATATACATATAAACCGCAAAAAAAATTATTAGGTAGTTCAAGCTATAAAATGAAAAAATCAGGTAAATTCAAATATTTAAGTGAAATTTTACACTTAGCCCCGTCAAATATAGGCGGGGTTAATATATGCGCTAACGCTAGCCCCGTGTGTATTGATTTATGTTTAAATACTAGCGGGCGGGGTCAAATGAACATAGTGCAAAAATCTAGATTAAATAAAAAATACTATTTTTTAGCTGATAGGCAAAAATTTCTAAATCATTTAGACCGTGAAATAAAACTTAGTTATGAGCGGGCAAAAAGAAAAAAATTGAAATACACGGTAAGATTAAACGGTACTAGTGATCTTCCATTTGAGCGTTATAAATTAGAAAATGGGTTAAATCTTATGGAAAATAACCCAAACGTACAATTTATAGATTATACAAAAATTTCAAATAGATTAGATAAAAAAAACAAAATTCCTAAAAATTACAATTTAACCTATTCACAAGCTGAAAATAATTTAGACAATGTTAAGAAAATTTTAAAAACAAAATATAATATTGCAACGGTATTTAGAAATAAACTACCTAAAAAATGGTTAGGCCGTAAAGTTATTGACGGGGATGTATCGGACTTAAGACACTTAGACCCGAAAAAAGTTGTAGTAGGTTTAAGGGCTAAAGGTAAAGCAATTAAAAATTTTAATGGGTTTGTACAAGATGTTTAATTTTGTGCGAATAAAGGGTGCTATTTTCGAGATGTCGAATGTTGGTGTTGCAACGTGGAAATAGCCCCTTTAAAACTAACAAGCGAGCGAGCGAGCGAGCAGAAGGGATAATATGAAAAAAAAATGCACGGGTTGGGCAATAGTCACAACTATGGAACGAGAGGACGGCACTTGGTACACGGAAACAATTACAGATGTTGATAAGGAAACAGCGCAATCTGTGGACACTTACTTAACTGAATATTGTGAGAATGAAGAGGGGGACAAATGAAAACATACAAAATCACAGCGGGTGAAACTATTTACGCCGTTTATGAAACAGAAATAAAAGCAGAAAATAAAAAACAAGCGGAAGAGATCGCAAGCGAAATAAGTGCCTATGATTACAAAAGTAATGATTGGTCTAATTCAGCGGGGGACTTTGCAATAGAAGAAATAGAAGAGGTAAAAAAATGACACAACGCTATGAAGTACAAACTAAATTTATTTATGGCTTTGAAAATGTATGGCGTGATGAAGATGACAAGCTAATATATTTTGATACTAGAGAGCAAGCTATAAAAGAATTAAGAGAAAATGTAGATGATTGGAATAATGATTCAAACACCACATCTAAATATTATTATAATGATTATAGAGTTAGGAGGGTAAATGACACAACGAGATGAAGGACACAATTATAGAGATAGTAAGAATAAGGCTCAAGCATACGAGCGAAAAAAAGTTACTATCATTTGGGGATCAGATAGAGATCCACGCAATAAAGAAACCTACCGATTTGAAACCGAAGAGCAACTCAAGTATTTTATGATGGGTGTTGATGAGGGCAATGGGTGGTTAGAATATGAGGTGCAAGAATGAAAATAGTGCATATAGAAAAATATAAAAATCACAGAATCGAAGTGTACGAGCAAAAGCCAAATGTAAAAATACCTATTACAGATGAGGACTTTGAAAAACATTTTAACAGATCAGATTTAAATAAGATTTTAGGAACTCACGCATATAGTGTTTTTAATAAAGACAATAAAATTATATGGAGTGACTACTGCGATATGTGGGATACTGAGGCGTGTATTGACAATGCCTGTCAGGACGTAGATAGTTTAGGAACATAATTATCTGGACATATACGATATATTACGATAAGAGCACGAGCTATGGGTCTACCTAAAAAACTAACAGAACGACAGATTAAATTTGCAGAATTGCTGGTATACAACGAGGGGCGCAAGAGCCCGAGCGAGTGTGCCTACGAGGCAGGGTACAAGACCAGACCAAGACAGGCTGCGAGCGAGCTACGTAATCCTAAGATTGCACCATTGGTTGTCAGATACATTGGTGAGTTACGAGCAGAGATACAGGAAAAATACGGCATCACATTTGAGAAACACATCGGGGAATTAGCGAAGCTGAGAGAGGACGCACGAGCGAAGGGCGCGTGGTCTGCAGCCATAAACGCAGAGATAGCGAGGGGTAAGGCGGGTGGTTTGTATGTGGATCAGAAGTTGGTTCTATCTGGTAATCTGGATAACATGTCAGAGAAAGAATTAGAGGCCAAGATGAATCAGATCTTGGAGGATCATAAGACTTTGATTAACATCACCCCAGAAGAAGAGTCAAAAGAATCAACAAAAGAATAATACCCTGATGTTTGTTAACCCTACCATTAATTATATTATACGACCTGTCTCCGTAGTTTTTTATTTGTCTTAAAAATTCTATCATTTTTACTCCTTACAATACCTTGTGGGTTGGGTCCTTTTACTGGTGGTATTAGACCACGTTTTACATAAGGCATATTTTTAGTTAGTGTTTTATTTTTCATTTATTTTTTCCATTTTTATTATACACCCGATTGGAAATACATTTCTATCAGAAAATAACTCCTCATTCTCTTCATAAGATGCAAACGTCCATATATATTTTTTATTTTTATCAAATAGATATGCATGAGTTATCATAGTGGCTGGTGTCAGTCCCAATGAATCATGTGCCGTCGCATGCCCGGAATCGCCCGTCGGATCGATCCAGGTGATTTTATAATAGTAGTATCTTTTCTTGTTGATAACTACAGATTTGTATTTAGATTT